ATCAAGGTATCCGATGCTGAGATGGAGGCCATCGCCATAACCACAGACGAATTCCATCCAGAGTGGAACTACACTATCTCACCCCGAAAGCGAGAGTGAAGCGTTTATTGACGGGATCGTCCTTACCGATCTGGCCGGAAACCAACAGACCTACAGCCGGCGGGACATTTTCCACCTCCGAACTTTCGGCATCGGGGCCGCCGCTGGTTATGTCGGCACGTCCCCGATCACGCAGGGCGCGGAAGCCATCGGCCTTGCCATGGCCCTGGAGGAGCACGGCGCCCGGTTGTTCTCCAACGGCGCCCGCCCCGGCGGACTCTTCAAGTACGGAAAGGTGCTGAACGAGGCCACGCTGAAGCGGTTACGGGAACAGCTTTCCGCCTCGCATGAAGGCGGGGCCAACAGCGGCCGGACGATGATTTTGGAAGACGGCATGAGCTTCGAGGCCCTGGCGTTCAACAGCGTGGATTCTCAGTTCCTTGAGCTTCGCCAGTTCGCCATTGCCGAGATTGCCAGGATCTTTCGGATTCCTGCCCACCTGCTCGGCGACCTTTCTCGCTCTACGAACAACAATATTGAGGAACAGGGCCGTAACTTCGTTCAGCTTTGCTTGCTGCCGATTGTGCGGACCTGGGAAGACGCGATTTCGCTTTCGCTGCTGTCCGCTGACGAGCGCAAGACCTACTTCGCGGCCTTCAATCTTGACGACTTCCAGCGCGCGGACATTGACCGTCGCTTTGCGGCCTACACGCAGGCGGTGACGAACGGGATTCTCAATCCCAACGAGTGCCGCGCGCTGGAGAACCGGCCCGCCTATCCGGGGGGCGAAGTGTTCACCCGGCAACTCAACACGGCCCCGACTACGCCAGTCGCCCCGGCGGAGCCCGCGCCATGAGCCTGGAACTGAAATTCTCAGCCGATTCCGCCACCGTCATTGGCTATGGCAGCCTCTTCAACGGCGCTCCCGACGCAGCCGGTGATCTGGTGGCCCCTGGGGCGTTCGTGGCCAGTCTCGCCAGCGGCCTTCCGGCCATGCTTCGCGAACACAAAGGCGCCCCCGTAGGCCGCTGGACCTCCGCCCGGGAAGACGAACTCGGCCTGCGCGTCGAAGGCATCGTAACCGACGCTGCGACCATCACGGACCTGCGGGCCGGGCGCCTCGACGGACTGTCCATCGGCTTCCACACCCTGCGCAGCAAATCCGCTGACGGTTCCCGCGTGCTCCAGGCCGTCCAGCTTGAAGAAATCTCCTTCGTCCAACGGCCCTGCAAGTCATCGGCCCGAGTTTTGTCTGTGAAGTCCGCCGTGGCGGCAAATAGAGAGGGTACCATGCCTGACACCAATACTGCCGCTGGCGACAACTGCTCCGCGGACAATACCACCCTTGAGACCCGCGTCGCTGCGGTCGAGACGGGCCTGAGTGACCTGTCCACCCGACTGGGCAAGATCGAAGAGGCCACCACCAGCACGGCCAAGGCGGTGAAGTCGCTGGATACGGTCCTGCGTCGGCCGGGTGCGGCGGCCCCGACTGCCGAGACCAAGGCCGCCGACGACAGCCGGGCGTTTTTCAGCTTCGTCCGCCGTGGTGTTGAGCGGATTGAACCGCTCGAAGCCAAGTCGCTCAGGGTCTCGGACTCGACGGCCGGCGGCTTTCTGGCCCCGGAGCAATTTGTCCAGGAACTGCTCCGCAATGTGGTTTTGTTCTCCCCGATCCGTGGCCTTGCCCGTGTGTCCCAGACTGGCTCTGCCAACGTCCAGCTGCCGAAGCGCACCGGAACCCTCACGGGGCATTGGGTGGAAGAGACTGGCGCGCGGACTGCGACCAGCCCGGAATATGGTCAGGCGCAGTTCCCGGTGAAGGAGCTGGCCTGCTACGTGGACGTGTCCAACCAGCTTCTCGAAGACTCCGCGTTCGACATCGCGTCGGAGCTGGCCACCGACTTCGCGGAAGAGTTCGGCAAGCTGGAAGGCACGGCCTTCGTCAGCGGCGATGGCGTGGGCAAGCCGTTTGGCTTCATGTCCGATACGGCCCTGTCGTTCACCGCTTCCGGTCACGCCTCGCAGGTCACGGCTGATGGCCTGATCGCGTTGTACTACGCCCTGGCCCCGGCTTATCGGGCGAATGCGGCCTGGGTCATGAACTCCGCCACGCTGGCCAAAGTCCGCCAGCTAAAGGACCCTTCGACCGGCAGCTATCTGCTGATCGCGGCGGGCACGCTGGCCGGTGCGCCGACCGAAACCCTGCTGGGCCGCCCCGTGGTTGAGGCAGTCGATATGCCGGACATCGCTGGCAACAGCTTCCCGATTGCCCTGGGCGACTTCAAAGCCGGCTATCGGATCTTCGACCGCGTGGCGCTGTCCGTCCTGCGCGATCCCTACAGCGTGGCCACGAGCGGCCTTGTCCGGTTCCATGCCCGCCGCAGGCTGGCCGCTGGTGTGGCGAAAGCTGAAGCGATCAGGAAGCTGAAGATCGCGGCCTAATCGAAACAGTGAACTGAAACGGCGTTCGGGACCGACTAGCGCGGATTTGCGGTTGTCGGTCCCGAACGCCACATAAGAGGATTTTAAAAATGAGCCGCGACCTTCATCATAACGTGTCCGCCACGGCAGCGCTGGACACCGTAACTTTTACCACCAGTGGCTCCACCGTCGCCGTGGGCAATCTGGTGGACCTTGCCGGTTACAACGCTGTCGAACTCGTCTTCCTGTCGGGCGCCCTGACGACTGGTAACTTTGCCGTCAGCCTTGACGAAGGCGACAACGCCACCCTGGGCGATGCAACCCCCGTCGATATGACTGCCCTTCTTGGCACCCTGCCGACCTTCAGCGCGTCGGAGGACAATACCGCCAAGCGCGTCGGCTACTGCGGTTCGAAGCGGTTCGTTCGCCCAACGGTCACCAGTTCGGCCGGTGCGGCGGGAACGGTCTCGGCGGTTGCCATTCTCGGCAGCCCCCTCTCGGCCCCCGTCGCCTAAGGAGCCGCAGCCGATGGGAACGCCGCGCCCGCGCAGTAAATCACCCGCCGACCACGCTGAAGTCGTAAGCGAAGGGCTGCTCGACTGCGCGGGCGCGAGCGTCCCTGTCCTCCTGCACGGAAGGTTTAACTTCAGCACTTTCGGGTGCTTCGGGAACGCTGAGTTTGTGCTCCAAAGATCCTTCAACGGCCGCGAATCCTTTATCTCGTTCGAGCCGCAGAAGAAGATCGAATGGAACCGTTCCTACATCCTCAACGAACCTGAGCGCGGAGTCTGGTGGCAGCTGCGCGCCATTCGCCTTTTCCACGGCGTAATCCGCTACCGTTTTAGTCAATGAGCCCAACATGCTGACCATTATCATACCGCCGACTTCGACCGACCTAACGAATCTCGCGACGGTCAAGGCCGAATTGGGCCTTACGGGCACGGCTGACGACGCTTGGCTGGCGACAATCATTTCGGCGCAGAGCGCGGCCATCGCGAGCCATTGCCGGCGGACGTTCGGGCGGGCATCCTACGGCGAGACATTCCCGGCCCCGAAGGCCACGGGGGGTTATTCCCGGCCCGTGCAGCGCGTCGTGCTCAGCGTCGTCCCCGTCGCCAACGTGGCATCGATCACCGAAGACGGCGCCGCATTGAACCCGGCCGACTTCGAGGTTGACCCGCCCAGTGGCCTTGTTTGGCGGCTGGACGCCCAGGGCCATGAAGTCGAGTGGCCTAACCGGCGGATTGTCGTCGCCTACTCGGCCGGATGGCTGCTGCCCGGCCGCGATCTTCCGGCCGACATCGAGCGCGCATGCCTGCTGGCCGTTGGCGCCGCGTGGCACGGCCGCTCCCGTGATCCCGCCCTGCGCTCAGAGGCGGTTGATGGCGTTCTCAATCGGTCTTGGCAGGTTGGCGCGGGCGCCGCAGCCCTGTCGGCCGAGGTGCAGGCCCTGCTGGCGCCCTACGTCGCTCCGGCGCTGCTGTGATGCCGCAAGCCGCCCCCAAGATCTGCCGCTGTGGAACGCTCGTGCCGGCCGGGGGCCGATGCCAGCGGTGCGCGGCGGAGTACCGCAAGCCCGCGTCGAACGAGTTCTATCATCGGGGCGCGTGGCGGCGGATCGCGGATGAGTTCCGGGCGGCGGCTCGAGGCATCTGCCAGTGCTGCGGCGCCAGCGGCGCCCGGCAGGTGGATCACATCGTTCCCCGCAGTCGCGGCGGCTCCGACGAAGCCTCGAACCTGCAATTGCTTTGCGATGCCTGTCACAGCCGGAAATCGGCCCTGGAAGGCTCCCGCTGGAGAAAATGACCATGCTCGGACGGAAACCCAATCTGACGGCCATTGAAGGCGGCTTGGCCGACTGCCCGGCCCCGCCGCAGTGGCTCAGCCCGGAGGCCAAAGGCGAGTGGCGCCGTATCCTGCCGGGGCTGGTCGAGCGGCGGATCGTGGCCGATGAAGACCTTTCGACCGTCGCCTCGTACTGCACCGCCATCGGGCAGGTTCAGGTCTGCCAGCGTGTGCTGGATGAGGCCGACTCCATGTTCGTGCAGTCGGATCGTTCCGCGCCCAGGCCACATCCGGCAATTCGCGTGATGCACGGCGCCCAGACGCTCGCCCGGCAGCTCGCCGCTGAACTTGGGCTGACGCCTGTGTCCCGCCACCGCGCGACGAAGATCGCTGGCGCAGAGGAATCGGAAGATGGCTGGACCGACGACCTTCTCGCCTGATCCGGGGCTGTATCCCGATCCGACCGGCCGAGCGGAGCGCATCTGTCGGTTTGTCCGCCGGCTGAAGCTGTGGGAGGGCCGGTTCGCCGGCCAGCCCTTCACCCTGCATCCGTTTCAGGAATCGATTATCGGCCGAATCTACGGGCCGACGACGGAGGATGGCCGACGGCTGGTCCGCACCGCCTGCATCTGGATTCCGCGCGGCAACGCCAAGACGACGCTGAGCGCGGCCCTGGCCCTGGCGCACCTTCTCGGCCCGGAGGCCGAGGCTGGCGGGCAGATCATCTGCGCGGCGGCGGATCGGGAAAACGCCACCATCGCCTTCAACCACGCCCACCAGATGATCCGGCAAGACCAGGAACTGATGAAGCGGGTCCGCCCAATCGAGAGCCAAAAGAAACTGACCCATGAGAAATCGGCCAGCACGCTGAAGGCGATATCGAGCGAGGCTTACAGCAAACACGGCCTTAACTGTTCGATGTTCCTGGCGGACGAAGTTCATAGCTGGCAGCCCCAGGAAGCCCGCGCACTGTTCGGGACCATTCGGGACTCGATGGTCAAGCGGGAACAGCCTCTGACCGTCGTCATCTCGACTGCTGGCGACGGGCAAGGGACTCTGGCTTGGGACCTGTGGGATTATTCGCACCGCGTAGCGCGGGGGGAAATCGACGATCCGACCTTTGCGCCCATCATCTTCGCAGCGGAGCCCAAGGCCGACTGGGCCGACGAAGCTGTCTGGCACGCATCGAACCCGGCCCTTGCCGCCGGCTTTTGCTCGCTGGACGAACTGCGGATCAAGGCCCGGCGCTGCGGGCATGTGCCCCGGGAGAAAGCGGACTTCAAACGGTTCCATCTGAACCTCTGGGCCGATGGCGCGGCAGAGCCTTGGGTTGATCCAGACACCTATGCAGATGCCCCGGCCCGAACTCCTGACGACGAGCTTGAAGGCGTTCCGGCATTCGTCGGCATCGATATGGCCGCGACCACCGATATGGCCGCTGTGGCCATCTGTTGGCCCGATGGCTCCGGCGGCTATGACGTAGACGTGACAGGGTTCTTTCCCGAAGCGAACCTTCAGGCCCGAGGCGAACGGGACGCGGCGGATTACCAACGCTGGCACCGCGACGGGGTACTGAAGCTGACCCCCGGCAACGTCATCGACCAAGACGCCATTCTCGAACACGTCTGCGAACTGGCCGAACGATTCGCGGTGCAGGAAATCGTGCTGGATCGTTGGGGATCGGTCGGCTTTATGACCCGGCTGCAAGATCGCGGGCTGACCTGCGCCCAGTTCGGCCAGGGATTCGCGAGCATGGCCGCGCCCGTGGCGGAGATGGAACGCGCGATCCTGGCGAAGGAGTTCCGCCATGGCGCCAACCCGGTGCTGCGCTCGGCCATCGCCAACGTCGCCACTGAGAAAGACGCGGCCGGCAACGCCAAATTCACCAAGGCCAAGGCCCGAGGGCGGATCGATGCCGCAGTGGCTGCCGTGATGGCGCTTGGCCGGGCGTCTGCCGGCAACTCGGCCAGTGCCAGCCCCTACACCGAGGAGCGCGGATTCCAATTCCTTTGA